CAATTAGTAAGTCTATCAAAAGATTTCTTTTAAATGTGCTTACATCTTGATAAGGATTTGGTTCCTTGTTTAGTAGTAGGTCGACTCTTGTTCTTCTTAGTTCTTTCTTTACAGGAGTTATCCCCTGTATCTTTTCTCCTACATCAAAAGGTACTTCAGCAGCGTCATCCACAATCATGTTAACTGCTCTGTTAACTACCTCTAATGTTTCGTAAGCATTTCTGTAATTGGTAACATTTTCACGAGTATCAATAGTGATACCTTGATCACGCGAAATAACATACTGAGCAGGATTTTCTTTTTCCTCTCTCTGTATGCCTAAAAATCTATCGTACCATGCCATATTTTTTCCTTTGTATCTCCACCCAATTCTGTTGCTTCTTTGCTGTTATTAACTTAGGTCGTTTACCATAAATGTTATGCAGTTTTAGGTGGTGCATATGACATAAAGTAACAGCTTGGTTATAAACTTGGTCTTCGTTTTCCTTTATAAATTGCTCACGAAGTGCTAATATTTCGTCCTCTGTATTAATGGTGACATTTCTTTCTTTCATCCACCATTCTAGTAATTCAGTTAGTCCGTTAAAGTGATGAAAGTCCAGGTTTTCTGTACTTCCGCAAATGTAACATTCCGTCTCTTTTTTATATTTCGACTTGAAGCTGTTGCTGCAAAGTTACCATCTGTTGTTAATGATGTATTACTTGAAATAGATAAAACATTAAATATTTCGTTATTAATTTTAATGTCATCACCTACTGAAAATTCTGTAGTAAAACTTGTTCCACTTCCTGTTACAGTTGCTGAACCTGCTGTTACTGAAACTGTTCCTGTTTTATTTTGATAGGTATCTTTATTTACTTGTGTCCATGTATTACCATCTGGACTATAATAAATATTAGAACCTTGACAAGCTACAACTCCTTTAGCATAAGTATGAATACCTTCAAGATTTGTTGAAGTATTATCTGGAGTGTTAGTACCAAACTTAGTAAAACCATTTATTCTTCTGTATCCTCCATGGATAGAAGATTCATAGTTTTCTAAAGTTGTTGCGACACCCGGAGTTCTAAATAGTGAGTGTGTTGTACCTACTAAATCTAATCCGCCTTCGCATGTTACCGAAACACCTTGCTCTGCCATTTAACAATTCCATGCTCTTAATGATTTATTAATTCTGCTGTTAGGGTCGTTTGCTGTTTTCTTAGATGTAAGTTTTTTCTTCATGCCTTTCATCCTCGCACAAAAACTAGCCCTTCTTTTGTTACCAACTTTTTTACTTGGTGCTTTTAAATTACCGCCAGTTGCTCTGTTATAACTAGCACGACCTTTAGCATTTAAACCACCAGAAGGATTCTTACCTTCTTTTCTTTGCCATGCAGGACTCTTTGCCATTATATTATCCTTGTTCTATCATCAGTCATTCTGTCTGGAAAAGGTTCAATCAATTGTTCTCTCATTGTTCTTAAACCTTTTTTATATTCTGCATCAGCTAACTGTGACTGACTTATGTTGTCTTTAAATTGATGTAAATAATATCTTGCTCTTGCAAGTAATACTGTTGTATATTGTTGTGGGAATACTACAGTATCTCCATGATTTGTTAATTCATCTGGTTGTGAATATGCAAAGAAATAAACTTTGAATACACCATTAGGAATTGGTGATAAACCAAACTTATCATTCTTTGGACTTCTAATAATTCTTTGTGGAATACCATAAGTCTGTGTATTACTTTTATCTACAGACTCTGATATCGCATAATGCTTGTTCCAAAATTCTATTGTAATAGGTCTTAGATTTCTAATTTCATATGGTGCTGCTTTTCCACTCACACCTTCTTCTGTTAGTGTAACATTTTCGTAATCTACAAACCCATAGTCAGTTGTAACCCCAGTTGAACTTGTGTTAAATTTGTACCACCTAGTTCCAGAAACAGTCTCAACTGAAACATTTCCATAATAGTTATCGCTTGGGTCGCCAACTGCTAAAAAACTCCATTTATCTTCTGCGTTACAAATATCAAAGTATGCTCTGTTAATTGTATCTTTGATATACTTTTGTATTCCTTTTGCATTTGCAAATGAAACACTTGACAGTTCTACTTCATTTAATTCTCTTATAAGAGTATTAGTTAAATCAAGATATGTTCTGAAGGGTGCTGCCATTTAAAATTCTTTTCGTGTTATATTAAAAGAGAGGGCGAGATTAATCGCCCCCTCAATATTAGTATTAGTCGATAGTGTAGATAGCTTTTACTAAAGCATCATCTCTAAGAACTTGTCTTCCATATACATGAAGACCTCTAACGATATCACCGAAAGTATCAGTATCTCTTAAAGTCTCAATGTTTAGGATTGACTGAGCAGTTGCTGTAGAAGACATATGTCCTGCTAAGCATTGACCAGTAGCATTTGTAGTTGCAGGTACATTAGAAGATTTGTACATTTGGAATCCTCTAATTGAACCAGATGCAACTAGACCATTTCTTACTCCACCATCACCTTGGTTAAAGTCAGATGTCATAAGTTTTGAGTCTGTACTTGCTAGTTCTTCATAGAACTCTGGTTTTGCAACAAACCATCTTTGGTCTTCTGGCACTTGAGAATCGTCAAGTAATCTTGCCATTCTTGCCATGATAGCCAAAGGAGTTACTTCTCCAGATGCATGTCCCATGTCGATTGGGTCAGTAGTAGCTAAAGAACCAGATGCTGCATTTGCAGTATCACCACCAAGTTGATGGTCTGGACCAGAAGTTGATACACCTGCAAACATTGCAGTTAATACTTCTGAATCCATAGTGTTCTTAAGTGTATAAGCTGCACTTGAAGCACCTACTGATGCAAAGTTGATATGAGAAAGTTTTTCCTCGATATCATCAACTATGAACTTAAAGCTATTTGCTTTGTCAATTACAAGAGTAAGTTCTTGGTCAGTTAAGTACTGTTTAGTTGTACTTGCTGCTCTTGTATAAGCCGCAACTGTGATTTCTGGTTCTTTGATGATTTTTACTGTATCACCGAAAGCCGCAATCTCACCTGCGTAGTCTGTGTTTGTTATTGCTTCGATAACAGAAGACTTTCTAAAGAAGTTTTGAATCTTCTTCGAAAATATTTCTGGTACGAAGAACTCATTAGTTTGTCCGGATGTAGAAGCATTAAAGTTATTGTTTGCTGCTCCACCGGCATTTTGAAATACCGCCATGATATTCCCCTTTCCTGTGTTGTTTAAGTTAAGTGATTAACAATGTGCGGTCTATAATTTAGTAAGTCGGATTACCAGAACCTCTACTTGGTCTGTTACCCATGTCATTTACGACACGACCTTCAGACATAGCTTCAGTTATAGCTTTTTCGTTCTTATCAAATTCTGACTGCGACATTGCCGCTATTTGAGAACGAGTCCAAATCTTTTTAGAACCATAGCCAATTTCTTTGCTGTTTTTAACTTTCACCATTTCTGATGCAGCAACTAAATCGCCAGATACTTCTTTAGATTTTGACTTGCCGGTATCCTGCTTGAATAAATCTATTGCTCTTGAAGCAAGTTCTGCGTTTGTAGCATTACCATAAACCCAATCCTTAATAGCTTCGGGTTGACTTGATGCCCAACTATGAAAATCATCTGACTCACGAATTTGTTCGAAGTCTGGATGTAATCTTGCTAGTCTAGCTTCTGCTTTCTCTTTGTTTGCAGCTTGATTTAATTCCTTAAGATTTTTAATCTCTTGTTTTAAATCTTCTGTTTCTTTAGAAGCTTGAAGATGTGATACTGATTCAACAACACCATAAACATCTGGGTATTCTTTCTTAAAAGCTTCGATTTCCTCTGCACTTTTAGGTGCTTTGTATGTAGGTCTATTAGCACGAATTTCTGCTAGTAGTTCCTGTTCTCTTGACTTAAAAGAATTAACACGACCATCATAGTGTTTCTTGAGGTCATCATATCTTTTTTTGTAGTCAACCTTTTTATAAGGTTTGTCAGCTTGTTCTTCCGGAGTGTCTTCCTCAGTTTCTGTTGGTTGCATTGAATCAACAACAACTTTTGGTTGGTCCTTCTTAACCGCTATCGTGTTAGCATCTGCAAATTCTTTACTTGCATTTGCTTTCATTTGTTCATAATCAATATAATCCTTTTTAGCATTATATGGATTTGCTTCTGTTTCATTACTCTGCTGAGTAGCTTTACCTTTCAGTAAAGTGTCTGCATTACTTTCAACCATTTTTAATCACCTTTCTTGTTTTGGGGTTTGCGTATTGCAAAGTAGCCGATATAGAGTGCCTAGGTGATTGCCCGGGTAGCTCTATATTTTATACTTGTCGGCAGATAATAATCCGCCTTTTGCCATCATGGGTTGTCCAGATTCCATTTGAGAATCTTGAACTGCCATACTGTTATCATACTCTTGTTCTGCTGCTTTCATTTGTTTTCTAAGTCTGTCCACACCAATTTGCTTAACTGCTTTTGCTGTAAATACAAACTCACCATCCGATAACATTGCAGGTATCGAGTCTGAAGTTCCTGTTCCCGGTCCATCAACTTCGCCCTCACCGGTAAATTCTTTTGCTGTTAATTTGACAATGACATCCATTATACCCGGATGCATTTCAATAACTTCTTCTAATAATTGTTCTTCATCTGAATCTAAAACAGATGTATCTACTTCTGCTTTAATATCCATTTCTTCTTCACCACTAGGAGTCATTGCTTCTTCCATTTGCATTTCCATAGTAGTTTCTGCTTCTGGTGCAAGTTCTGGTATTTTTATTTCTCCACCTTCAGCTTTTTTATTTTGTAATCTTGTCCACTCTTGTGAGAATAAACTATATTCTTGTGCAGATAAATCTTCTACTTTTTTATCATATGTTGAACTTAACCATGATTGAAAAGGTGTATCACCTACTGCCATTTTAAGAACTGGTCCACCATATTTATATGCTTGATAACCTACATCTTCAATTTTACCAAGTCTAGGGTCACCACCCATTAAACCACCTGTAGCAGCTTTGGTTACATTTTGTTTATTCATTTTAATTCTATTCATCATAGTAACACCTATATTAGCAACAATAGCATCATCAGTTGCACCATTCTTTTTCATAAGGTTGTATGTTGCTAAAGCTTGGTCGTATGATTTTTTGTCTTCTTCAACAACATCACCTTTTTTATATCTTGCTCTTGATTTGTCAAATAATCTTAATGGAGTTCCTTCACGCACACTTTGAGGTGTATTAGTATCATACAATCCCATAGTAGGTGCTTGGTCAGAAGCGGGTCGCATAAACC